GATAGGCTTGGCGCTTTGTTCGTGGCTCAGGAACCTCATCGCCCGTGCGACCCAACGAGCCGTTCATAATTTGCTCGGTGTATGTTTCGACTTCCACGCGCATTTGGTCAGCAGCCAAGCCCCTAAGCAACTCGTCTGACACCTTAGAAGAAATGTGATCGAGTTCTTTTTGCTCTTTCACAAACTGGATTGCGGATGAATAGTCCTTGTTTAAAGCCAGTTTCTCCGCAACGCCAATAGACGCTTGCGTCCATACTGACTGCTCAAGAGCCTTCATTTGCGCAGAGCCTTCAGGGACTCCGTTTAACTGACCGACCTTGTGAACTTCATCAAGAGCAACAATCATGTTCTCGTGGAAGAGTCCCTTTGGCCGTCCCGTTTCATCGTCGGCTTCGTATCGGCTTTCCCATGCGCCAACCGCAAGGTCGGCAAAGTTGCTTGCTCGCGTCTTTGCCTCGTTTGAAGCGTAGACGGTGATCTCTTTGGTTCGATGATTGTCCGCAGTCGCGGTGTTGTTCAGGTTATGACGGACGACTGCGTTTTGAATCATCTGTCTTTGCGTGTCGTTGTCCGCAGCGCCAATGGCTGAACTAGCAGCCTCGTTCAATTGACTGATCGTTTGTCCGTACCTATCTGCTGCGTCTTTGCCGTTGGTCGCAAAGTATCCGTTCTTGCCCTGCAAGATCGACATAGACGCCTTGAGGTAGTTCGTCTCAATCTCTTTCGATTTTGCTTCGTCGAACTCATTGAGCAACTTCAGACCAACGCTGGCAGTGGCGCCGCCAACATCCGTAATGGACTTGCCGAGCGCCGCCGTTTGACGAGCGCCAAAGTCTTGGATCGGCTGAACGGGCGTCGCTTGATACGGAGCCGCTGCGCCTGCTTCAGTTGCAATTTGCGGGACAAACGACGATGGTACGGTTGGCATGGTTGAGCCTTATGCGCGCCTTGAAAGGCGTTCTGACATCATGGTCTTGAGATACCAAGATCCGAGATCAGCGGTTCCTCCGAGAAGGCTTGATGCCCCTGCGGAAGTTGCACTGAGTGACCTTGCGCTTGCGCTCATGTTTCGCGACGACATGAACTCCATTGTTGATTGGTTTGCGTAGTTGGTTCTTTGCGTACGAAGCGCCTGTTCCTCACGAACCGCGTTAGCGTCCATCGTGAGTTTGTCGATTTCTTTGATGATGTCCATGCTGCCGATTACCTCGGCGGCAGAACCAACTCCGCCCTCAATTCCCCTGCCTGCAATTGCCGTCTGCGCCGAAGCGCGAGCCTGCCCCGCTGCCATTGTGTATCGCCCAATTGCCTTCTGCGAAGCCTGCCTGCTTGTCTGAGCGGAGAACTCAGCGCCTCGCGCGTTGATTGCCGACATCTGCGCCGAGAACTTTAGGTTTTGCGCTTGTGCTCGCAATTCGCTCTTTTGATTCTCTGCTTGGTAGAACGAACCAACCGCGGAAGTCGCTGCGCCAAAGATGCCAATGAGAAGCCCTCCCATTGCCATCGATTTGAAATCGGCTGCGGAAGTGTTTGGCGCCATTGGCGGTGTCGCCTTTAATGACGACAAGTTAGCCGAACTAAACTGCGTAATAGAAGGGTAATTCATCCCATAGTAATTGCTTGGCATTGTTTACCTCATCCGCCGATGGCGGCTTCTAGCGTCAATCCGACAACGGTGAGTGGGAGCGGATCGCTCTGCCTGATGTAGATTTGCCCGCCGTTTGACCATGACGGTGTCAGCATTACAAGCACTTCGTCGCTCTGCGGGTTTGGCGCTACGCCGTACGTTTCTGTGGTTCGTTGCTTGTATTCAACGAGGTGATCAGCGTCGGGCCCGATGAAGATGCCTGACGACTTGAAGACCTTGATCCAAGCCTTGTTGATGTTCTTCATGCGCCCTTGCCCGAATCCATCGACGTTCATCGTGAGCGGGAGCGTTTGGATGTCACTTTCAAACGGCAGACCAACCGTGATGTACGAAGCCGCTCGCGGAAGCGAGACAGTTCCCGACACCACAACTTGCTGCGGAACCACAGCGCCGTCAGCAAGAATGCTGACCGTCTTGCCTTCAAGGTGAGTCAGACCAGTAAAGGTGTCACGAGCAAACGTCCACAAACTCGTTGGGGTGTTGCGAAGAGCAACGGGAATTGTCCCATCAACCTTGACTTGCGCAACTGCCGTCGATGTGGTTCCGATGATCCTGCATCGGTACTGATTGCCCGCCGCATCGGAAATGACGATGGCGTCGTTCAAATCGGTGGCTACAGGAAACAGGAAAGTAGGAAAGATGCTACAGGTCAGGGTCAGCGTGTCGCTCGGCCCCCACGTCGTACCACCACTTAACGTCATCGTTCCAGTTACAAGCGAACCGTTGTACTTCAGGCTGCTGTCAGTAAAGACCAAATTGGTAATACTGTTTGCTCGGCTTCCAAACCGCTCGACGTATCGAACGGTCGATCCGTTGACCTGACGACAGACTACGACGTATACCGCGTCCTCAAACCCCTCTGCGACGGCGCAGCACGATTCAAACGTGCCTTCAGTGTCGTGCTGATGCCAAGCGCCAATTTCCTCTTCAGGAACATACGAGAGCCCAAGCAACTTGCCGTTGTTTGAAACAAACCACAGGATCTGCTGTGGGCTCTTGGCAAAGCACATGTCCACAATGTCAAAGTTGTCGAAGAGATGCGCCGCACGAAGCGATAGGTCGCCTGTGATGAAACCTTGTGATTGCCACGAATATCCAAGTTCGCGCACGTGCCCGCCGCGGGATGAACAGTAAACAACGGTGTTGTTCACGATCTGAGGCTGAACCGTATTTGCTCCGACGTACGACTGAGGTCGAACCGAGATAGTTGATGGCGTAATGACGTCGCTGCTCGATGGGCTTACGCGCCACTCCGCAGCGTTTGTCAGCAGCAGCAATTGCGTCAGCGGCACAACGTGCCGAATCGTGTTTGATTCGCGAGCCGACACACGAATCGCTACGCGATCAATGTCCGTCGTTGGGATCGAGTACGACATGTCCGACTCAGTTCCCGACCGAGTCAGCCACAGATATTGCGGATCGTTGTCTGTGCCTGCAAACACGCGGCGCTGCTCGTAGTACGAAACAGCCCCAGGATAGTTCCCCGTGGAACTAAACACCGTGTCGTAGATCGGCGGCGTGATTCCCATGTCGGGCGCAATGTTGTTGTCAGTAAACGAAAGTCCATCGGTCTGACCGATGTACCCGTACAAACCGCTCTGCCGCTTGTAGACGTTGTACCGTTGCGCGCCCGTCGTTCCCCAACTGATTGTGTTGTACGCGCCGTTGATGTACAGGTTGTTGATGACGTTAACTGGAACACTTGCTGCGCTTTCCGTACCGCCTGTTGATACCGATGTGACAACGTAATAGTTGTTGATGTCGGAGATACGGCTTCCAAATTGGACTCTGCCGCTGCTTCCTGTGTAATTAACAACGTTTGCATAAGTAACAATTGCTCCTGCGTCGTACGTCTTTAAAGAAAACGTACCTGCTCCAATGGTGTTAATGACGTAGAAACCATCAGGGAACGTTGCGCCCGAACTTGCTAAACATCCACTGACGTAAACACTGTCGCCAACAGCAAACTGATGCGTAGTACCTGTAGTAATAGTAAATAGTAAAGGTGGCCCTGCTCCAATCGAAGCAATTGTTAACTGCTCGCCGCGAGTTGCGGCAATGGATGGTGCAGCAGGCGGGTTAACTGATGCTAAAAACGACACGTCGGTAAACGCCCAACGACTGGATGAATACCGTCGCAATTCAGCAGGCTTGTGAGCGGGGTGCACGAGCGTGATGATGTCTCCGCTCTGCACATAGTGAACGTCAAACAGTTCGCTATCGGTGTATGTAGTTGGGATCTCAAAGACCGTGCTATTTTGCAGATACCAATTCGTTGGGTCACCGCTTGGGGCTGCGACTACAGGCGTAAGAGTTGTCTTGCAGTAGTAGGTGTTCCCTGCAAACGTGTACATGTTTCCGACAAGGCTGTTTCCACCCACCAATATTGGGGTTGCCGCGGTGTTCAGCAGCGTCTTCGCGCTTGTGTGGAACCGAATGTAGTTCACGCCAAGTTCGATCACCATCGTCTGACTCATCGAGTACGTAAACGGGATCAAGCGCGCGCGTACCGACGACTTTGTTTCTCGTACGAAGACAGTGCCTGTTCGATTCTGCGCTGGGCCTTGCGGCAGCGCAATAAAGTTCCGCAGGTAAGCAGCGCCAGTTGAATAGCGGTTGTCGTCGATGCGCCCGTACATGTTCGGCGAAATTTCGCCGCCTGAGAACGAACGATGGTAGTCGCGGGTACTCGCCATGATTTATCGCCCCGAAGTCCAAGGAACAACATGCTCGGGCTTGATGTTTCTTTGCAGTGAGTCAGATTCCTGCGCTTCCTTCAGATACGTCATCATCATCTGAAGGCAACGCTTTGCTTCTGTAGAGCCTGCTTCGCCCTTAATCACTGGCCCCGCAAGCATCGACGCAAGGTGCCACGCCAACGTCATCGTAAAGAGCGGGCTGAACATGTTGGTGTCGAGCACGTGCGCCGTGTATCGCAGCACAGCGTTCTCTTGATTCGTGTACAGAACATGAGATCCATCCGCTTGAGTCTCGACCGCATATGGCTGCGGGATGTACTGACCCGTCTGAATCATCGGGCTGTAGTTGTGCGCGTATACGGGCGCGTCGGTCGGTACAAACTTGACTGAGTAGTCGTCCGCCACGTCGGGCGGGATTACGGCGATCAGATTGATCGCGTCGCTCGGAACAAGGTACGCAAACGACCATGTCGATGAATTGTTTGCGGCAAGCGCAATTGCAATTCGTCGCATCGAGAAGTTCCAAAGGTGCATTTCAAGCAGCGTGTCCCGCGCAATCGGATAGAACCGATGGCAATGGTCTGCCTGAGCCGAACCTTCGGGAGGATCAATGCTCGACAGCGATGCCGTATCGCCAAGGTAGGCGAGCGCAAGATTGCAGATATCAACTTCGGATGCCATTGTTCCTCCATTGCAGCAGGGGGCGAGCCGTTGTTACGACTCGCCCCCTCCTGATTTGCCTCGGATGTGATCACTCTTCGTCGGAAGCGTTGTCCCGTTGCTTGCGCTTTGCCTTCGGAGATTCCTCCTCGACGGCGTGCAGAATGGTGTCGGGAATGCCGTTGTACTCAAAGACTTCGCCTTCCTCGCGGATGGTGTTGCCGATATAGCACTTGGCTGTGGCGCGTACCTTCATTGAGAGATCCTCCTTGGATTAAGTGACCGTGAAACCCGAACCGTAGAACTTCTTGCTGTCGTAGATGTCGGTGACGATGTCAGCGAAGATCCTACCGCCCGTAGTAAACGTGCCTGTGGTGACGTATCGAACCTGCATGTACCGCTGTCCCGCCGTTCCCAACTGAGGGTTGATGCGGCAAGCGAAGTACGCGCCTGCAACCAACTGTGCAAGCGTCTTGCTTCCAATTGTTCCAACAACAAGAGCGTTGGTTGTTCCCGCAGTATCGTCAGAAACGATTACTTCTACAACCATGCTTGTTCCACCAACCAAATTGGCTGCAACAGAAAAGACCACGTAGAGGTCTTCGCCTTCGCCAATGTCGCGGTTCTGAGTAGTAGAAGTACCACCCGAAACGTTGGTTGGAGAATTGAGATCCAAGTAATAGGTGGAGTAATAATTGCCAGCCGCGCCGAAAACGTCCTGCCCAACCGCTGCCGCCGTGGCGGATGCAGTGGTTCCCGAGAGTCGCAAAAGTGCGTCAGAAATCATGTGTGTATTCCCTTTCGTCGTTTAGGAAACGACTGCTTCAGTGTTGAGGATGGCATCGACGCGACGGAGAGGCACGCCAAGGAACGATAGCCACGAGTATGGCATTCCGAACTGCGACAGACCTTCGTTGACCTTGAGAACGTACTGGCTCTTGTCGAGAGCCATGATGCTCAGTCCGCTGTGGACTGTGCGGTTCATGTAGAAACACGCCTTGCCCATGCTCATGTTTGGAACACGGTAGAGAGCGCGCGCCATCAACTTGATGAGCGCGGTGCTTGCGGTAGACGCCTGTGCACCCGACTGAGCAAGCAGAACGCTTGGCTCAATGTTGCAGATACGGACGACGTAGCGCCAGTCCTTGACGACGAGCCCGTTCTTCCACTGATATCGGGTCGCGTACGCCTGAAGACGAGTGCCGTCCGAGTTGTACACAGTCTGCTCGCCGAGATCCTCGTGAATCAGACCTGCCTTGCTTCCCTTCGGGAACGGGCAGTACACGGTGTTGTCGCCCCACACGCAGAGGTAGACCGAAGTCTGCGACGTAGCAGTTGTACCGCCTGCGCTGAGAACGTTCTGCGAGTTGCCTGCGCCCGTCAACGCCGAGTAGCGCGTTGCAAGACCAAGGAACTGCTTTGCGTCAGTGGCAGGGTTGCCGTAGAACATCGTGTTTGCTTGAGTCTGATTCATTGCCTCAAGGAACGCGGTGTCCTCGGACAAGCGGAACTGAGCGGTGTTGCCGTTCAGCATCGCAAGATCCTTGTCCACCTGAGAACGGGCTTCAAGGATGCCGCAAGCCTCATCGACCTGAGCGGTCGTGCTCTTGCTGTTCGGGATACCCTGATTGAGCGCGCGCCAGTACACGGTCGGAAGACCCGTGCGAATGACGACTCGCTC